TGGACCTGGTGCCGGCGCTGGCGCCGCACGCGGTGGCGTTGCGTGAGGTGTCCGGGCGTGCGGATGCGGGTTCGGTGGAGGTGTTGGTGGTGTTGGAGGAGGCGCGTGCGGCCGCGGACGCCGCGCGGGCCGCCGCGCGGGCCGCCGCGGGGGCCGCCGCGGGGGCCGCCGCGCGGGACGCCGTGGGGGACGCCGTGGGGGACGCCGTGGGGGACGCCGTGGGGGCCGCCGCGCGGGCCGCCGCGGGGGACGCCGTGGGGGACGCCGTGTGGGCCGCCGCGCGGGACGCCGCGGGGGACGCCGTGGGGGACGCCGTGGGGGACGCCGTGTGGGCCGCCGTGCGGGACGCCGTGCGGGACGCCGCGCGGGCCGCCGCGTGGGCCGCCGCGCGGGACGCCGTGGGGGACGCCGCGTGGGCCGCCGTGGGGGACGCCGTGGGGGACGCCGTGGGGGACGCCGCGCGGGCCAAACTCGCACCCACCGTCGACACCCTCCAGCAGTCCGCCATCGACCTCTACACCCACCTCATCAACCCCTGATGGCAGGACCGCAGTCGAAACCCCCACGCCCCCCCAAGCACCCGCCCGGTAACCAGACCGGCCCACCCGGACGCGGCAGGGATACACGGCCTCCGCCGCCGCCCCGCCCACCGAAACCACCCACGGAGCAGCAATGAGCCAACGCCTCTCCCGGAACCAGCAGACCTACCGCAACGCGATCATCAACGACATCCTCTGCACCGCGGCCATCCAGGTCGCCGAAGGCGGCACCGTCTCCGTGCGCCGCATCGGTGAAAGGCTGGGAATCGCCCCGACCGGTATCTACCGGTACTTCCCCTCGTTGCAGGCGCTGACGGCGGCGACGGGGGAACTGTTCCTGGCCGAGCTCGATGATCTGGCCGCGGCGGCGTCGGGCGGGGCGGAGGGTTTTTCGCGGGCGCGTGCGGCGGTGCTGGTGGAGTGGCAGCAGACCCGCCCCGCCGTATGGTCGATACTGGCTGGCCCGGGCGGTCCGTTGGCGCAGCTGGTGTCGGCCGCGCTCGCCGCCTACGCCGAGCAGTGACCATGGTCGCTGAGCACGGGAACTACTCGAGGTACTCCAATGGCGGATGCCGCTGCGAACGATGCAGAGCGGCGGCCCGGGACTACGCGAGGCGTCGCCGGCGGGAACGCACGAGGCTGTCGTTGATGGGGTTGCCGTCCGGGCTGACCGTGCATGGTGCCCGGGGCTACAGCAATGGCTGCAGGTGCGACGCGTGCAGGGCCGGCTCTGCCGAGCGGATCAGGAAGCGTCGAGCCGGGGAGGGAAAGTGACCCTCCAGCGTGTCAACGCGGGTAGCGGCCATTACTACAAGATCGACGGCCACAAGGTCGACTCGGTCACCGAACTCATCCGCGGCGGCTGGCCACCCGACCTCACGCGCGCCGCCGCCGTCGCCGTCGCCGAACACGTCGCCGACCACGACGACGAGGTCGAACTCCTCCGCGACGGCACCCGCCTGGCGATGGTGGAGACGCTCGCCGGCGAACCACAACGCAAGTGGCGCACCAAACGGGACCGCGGTACCCGTGTCCACGCGGCCATCGCCCGCGGCGACCGGCACGTCTGGCCGGAGGATCTGGCCGGGTTCGAGCGTGCCTACCGTGCCTACCGGGCGGAGTGGCGGCCCCGTCCACTGTTCTGGGAGGCCACGGTCGGTTCCCGCACGCAGCGGTACGGCGGCACCCTGGACGACCTGTCGATCATCCCCGGCATGGGGGTGCAGGTCATCGACTACAAGACCGGTGACGAGGACGACCGGCCGTGGCCGGACGTGGCGTTGCAGCTGGCCGCGTACCGGCACGCGGAGTGGATCCTGGGTGCGGGCGGGGATGTGCTCGATCTGGGGTCGTTCCGTATCCGGGGTGGTCTGGTGGTGCATCTGCGGCCGGACGGCTATGACGTGCACCGGGTCGAGTGCGGCCAGGTGGTGTACCGGGATTTCCTGAATGTGGCGGCGGTGGCCCGGGCGCGCAGGGACCGGGCCGGGTCGTGGTTGTCGGTTCCCCTGCTGCCCCCCCTCCCGGACGGAGACACACCATGAGCGGCGAGGCGCTGAACCGGTGCCGGCAACTCCTGATCGACATGACCGACGTCGACCACCCCGAGCAGATCCCGGGCCTGTGCCGCGAGTACGACGACCTGTACCAGCAGTTGACCGACGCCGAGCGGACCGTGCTGGAGTTCGACGGTCCCGAGCACGACGAGGCGTTCGTCGGCTGCTCGGCGATCGGATGTGACCGCGGCTCCGGGCGTCACGTCCCCGGCTGCTCTTGGGCGGAGAAGTGAGATGACTGACGTGACCGAGTCCGTCGCACATCAGTTCGACCCCGGGGATGCTCCGCCCGTGCACGAGGCGTGGCGGCGTGTCATGGCCGACGTCGTCACCATCGACAAGGGCGGGTTCAACGCCGAGTTCCGGTACAAGTTCCGTGGCGTCGACCAGGTCATCGACGCCGTCGGCCCCATCCTCCGCCAGCACGGGGTCCTGGTGCTCCCCACCCACATCCACATCGCGCACCGCGACATCTCCACCAGCGGCGGGAAACCCGCCCGCGAATGCACCGCCATCGTCACCTACACCATCGTCGGCCCCCGCGGCGACACCCTCACGGTCATGTCCGCCGGTGAGGGCATGGACCTGCAGGACAAGGGCACCGCGAAGGCCATGTCCGTCGCGTTGCGGATCCTGTTCCTCCAGGCGCTCGTCGTCCCCACCGGTGACCCCGACCCCGATCAGGGCGGCCAGTCCCCGACCCGCGCGAACAAACGCCAGCCGAGGGCCCGCGTCGAGAAGCCGGCCCCCGAACCTGTCACCGACCCCGCGTGGCTCGCCGACATGCAGGACCGCATCGGGGAGGCGCTCAACCAGGCGAACCTGACCGAGTTGTGGGCGCAGCTGATCGCCGCGAAACGCGCGGGGAAGGTGTCCACCGTGGACGCCGCCGCCCTGCAGGTTCTGTTCGGGGAGCGCGGCAAGGCCTTCAACACCGACACCACCGACACCGACACCACCGACACCGACACCGACACCGACACCGATATCGACGCTGCCATTGAGGAGGGGACGTGAGTCAACGGAGAACCCCCACCGCCGTCGAGGTCCGCGCCGTCCTGTTCGACGACCGGTTCCGCGCCGCCTGGTCCGCTGCGGCGGACCCCGAGTGGCGTCGGAAGGCCCGCTGCCGTAGCCACGACCCGGAGATGTTCTTCCCCGACCCGAAGGGATCGTCGCTCGACGCGCTCGCGGTCTGCGGTGTCTGCCCCGTCCGGGCGGTGTGTCTCCGCGACGTGCTGCGCCGCGGTGAACGCCTCGACGGGATCTGGGGCGGCACCCGCCCCGCCGAACGAGACGCCATGCTGATCGCCTGGCCGCGTCTGCGCTCCGGCCGGTCACCCGAACCGCCGCGCGGGCGGCCACCTGCCCGCGTCACCCGCCGCTCCCGCCCCGGGCGGCGACCGTGACCGCCATCAGCGCAGGACAGCTCACCGTGTGGGTACTGGCCTGCGCCGTGCTCGGCGGCGGGCTGCTCCTGGCCGCGCACCTCGCCTGGTCCGAAACCCCCGGCCGGCACCGCGGGACCCTCCGCACCGTCGACATCGCCGCGCACGCCACCCGCCCCTCACACGCCGCCCGGCTCGAGGAGGAGTTCCGCGGCATCCTCACCGCACGCACCCTGTACGACCCGTACGGCTACCCCACCGAGTTCGGCACCCACCCCGAACCCACCCCGACCGGGAGACCCCATGACCGTCTATGACGTGACCGCGCTCGGCGCGGCCGGTGACGGTGTCACCGACGACTACACGGTGATCCAGTCCGCGCTCACCCTGGCCGCACCGGGCGACACCGTCGTCCTGCCCCGCAAACACCGCGTCTCGGCGCCGCTCGTCCTCGCCACCCCCAACGTCACCCTGAGGGGCGTGTGGGCGCCACGCTGGGCCTACGACACGCCGCAGTCGAACTACGTGAAACCGTTCTTCGGGTCGTTCACCGGCGACGCGGTGGTCCGGGTGGAGGCGAACGGGTGCCGTATCCAGGATCTGCTCGTCGACGGCGTCAACGCGACCGGCCCGTCCGGGGTCGCCGTCGACGGCGTCGAGATCGGCGGCGGTGTCCACGACACGCTGCTGGAGCGGGTCGGCCTGTACAACCTGACCGGTGCCGGTCTCCTGGCCCTCGAGGCCGCCGCGGTCGTCGCGGTCGACGTGTCCGCGAACACCTGCCGCGGATCGGGGGCGTTCGTCCTCGAGGTGACCGATTCGCTGTTCACCCGTTGCCTGGCCGTGGCGAACGCAGGGTGCGGGTTCGTGCTCACGAACCCGTCGGACGTGAAACTGACTGACTGCATGTCGGTGTTCAACGACGCCCACGGGTTCCAGGCCACCGGCACCAACGGGTCTTTACAGTTCGCGAATTGCAGTACGGACCGTAACGACATGGCCGGGTTCGCGATGTTCTGCGGCGGCGCGAGTGACGCGCACGCCATCACGTTGACGGGGTGCTATGCGCGGCGTGACGTGCAGAAAGGCTTCCACGTCGGCGGGGCGGCGGGGGCGAGGCATGTGCCGGTGCTGATGTCCGCGTGCGCCACCCACGTCGCGAAGGACGACGCCGGAGGCGGCACCAACGGGCCGCTGTACGGTCTGGTCGTGGACTACGGGCGCGCGGTGCAGCTCGCCGCCTGCTCGATGCAGGGCGCCACGCAGGGGCTGCTGGAGACCAACGGCGCCGTCACCCGCTACGGGCCCGACACGCTGTTCAACACCGGCACCGGCAGCGCGGCGGTGTGGGACACCCAGTCCGTGACCCGCTACTCCGCGCCCGGCGGGCAGGGGAAGGCGTTCGTGCAGGGCGGCGCGTACAAGTACACGGGTGCGGCCGGCACGACCAGCACGGTGGCTCCGTCATGACCCGCGAGGAAGCCGCGATCGTCACGGCGTACACCGGTGTCCTGTCGCTCGTCGTCGACGCTGTGCCCGGTCCGGGGGTGTCGTCGTGAAGCGGGCGGACTGGGTCCACGGTGACCTGCGCGGCAGCCGCGCCCGGCGGGCCCGCCGCAGCCAGTTGGTGGCGCTCGAGGCCGCGCTCGGCGCCTCCTACGAGGCGCTCCTGGAGGACGTCGAGGCCTACCTGGACGGGTTCCTCCCCCCGGGCTGGATCGCCGACCTCGCCGACCTCCCCGACAGGGGGGTGTGACGTGGCGATCAGCAGGTCACGGGGACTGCTGCCCGACGGACGCACCCGCATGCAACGCGACCGTGACCGGCGCACCGCCGAGATCCTCGAGACCGGTGTTGACATGGTGCGGGGCGGTGAGCAGCCCACCATGCGGGGCATCGCCGCCCGCATGGGCATGACCGCCCCGGCGTTGATGCGGTACGTCCCCGACGCCGCCGAGTTGCGGCGCCGGGTCGCGGCCACGGTGATGGACGACCTCGGGGTGTACGCGGTGGAGCAGTTCGGGCAGGACACCGACGCGACCCGCACCGTGGCGCTCGGCGAGTGGTACCTGGCGCGTCCGGCGGAGTGGCTGATCCTGTGCGAGCCGGGTGGGCCGTGCGCCGACCTGGTGGCTGCGGCCCTCGCCGCGACCGGGGGCGAGCAGTGAACCACAACCTTTTGAAGTCCGCCGGGGCGAGAGTGTGGCGCACCCGCCGGAACACGTACAGCATCCTGCTTCCCAACGAGTGGCACGCGGCGTGCTGTCGCGGATGCGGCTGGATGCGCGACAGGTCGTCGTGGTCCTCGGCGATTCTGCTGGCCGACGAGCACGCACGGTTCGACTGCGCCGAGCTCAGGTGGTCGGCGTGATGCGGCCGGCAGGGTGGGCGGCGTTGTCCCTGCTCGGCGTGGCCGTGTTCGCGGTGACCCTGGCCGCTCCGGTGGCGCTCGCTGCCGGTGTAGGTCGTCAGGCCGTGGCGTGGTCTCGCGTCGATGAGCTGACGGCGGGGACGGCCCGGTCGGCGTGCCGGTCGGAGATCGAGCACGACGCCGCCCAGCGCGCCACCGACGTCGGGGCGCAGTACCCGACCGTGACCGTGACGGTGTCGGCGGTGGAGGTGTTCGACCCTGAGCGGACGCAGTACGGGTGGTCGGTGGACGGGGCGATGACGTTCACCGTGTCGGGCGGGTTCCTCGCGGTGCCGACCCGTGTGGCGGTTTCGTGTGATGTGTCGGGTACCGAGTCCGCGCCGGTCGCGGTCGTCGGCGCAGGCGCGGGGTAGCGATACAGCGAGGAGTAGCCGCCCGCACCGTGGGTGGTGAATGATCGACGGACCCCACTCCGGTTGCTGCCAAGGGGCGTGGCCGAGGGTGATGTGGACGGGGCCCCCGCGAGTAGTGTGCGCGGGGGCCCCGCGCTGCACATCGTAGGTGCAGCCAGCAGAAGAGTGCCCCGTAGGTGAGGTAGATACCCGCCCACCGCGAGATCACGGCCCCGCCTCTTTCCGGTGACCGCACCTCGAGCAGGCGGGCCAGGTGTCCCACCGGTAGTAGTGCCCGTGCAGGCGGCACCGCTCGAGGCGTTCCCGGACTATCGCAGGGTGCTTCTGGCCTGCGGTGACAATGCAGGACATTGATTTCACCCCCGGGAAATCGCCGAACGTGAGCGGGGAAACTACGCCAGCTCGCGGAACTGGCTCGAAAGCCACGACGCATCCATCATCCCCACGAGGAACGCGCTCGTCGTGTTGACGTTGTAATGCACGCCGACGAGCGCACCGGACGGCACGTCGATCTCCAGCACATCCACCCGGATGTCGAGGTCCAACGCGCCCGTCGTGTTGGCCAGCAGCCGCGTCTTCATCTTCAGCGTGCTGGTGGGAGTGACGGGCACGGGCGCTCCTAGAGTGCGATGGCTTCCGGGTAGTCGTCCGAGCTCCCCATCTCGATGCAGGACCAGTACGCGTTGTGCGTGGACGACGCGAGAACCGTCAGGGTCGCCCCCGCGCCCGGCGTACCCGTCAGCGCCAGCACCCGGCCAGTGATGTCCGAGGGCCCGGTGTTCGCCACGAAGTGCTCGATCAGCGCCTGATAGCCCTCACCGGTCGTCTGTGCCCGGAACGACGCGTTGGCCATGCGCACCGTGCCGGACACGTTGGTGTCGCGGATCTGGAACCGCATGTCGCTGCTCGCCGTTCCGGCGCTCATCCGGAACCGGGCGGTCAGCAGGTAGGCGCGGCCCGCGCGGTAGGTCGCCGAGGGGCTGGTGCCGATGTTGGAGATGACCTGCTCGGTGCTCGCCGGGATCGCCGATGAGGCGCTCGTCGCGGTGACGGTCCACAGCTTGCGCGGCACCATGTCGACCGCTTGGAGCTTCACACCGGCGATGAAGGTGGCAACCATTATCCGTACCCCAAGGTGCTCGGCGCCCACAGTTTCACGACCGCGCCGACAGCAACATCGGCAGGCAGCCCCGGGGCGGCAATGGTGAACTCCTGATAACCCACCTGATCGGACACCGCCGTCGCGGTGACCTTCCGGCCCCCCACCGACAGGACCAGGTTCGTCGTCTGCCCGCCCGGGGTGGTCATCGACCACGTGTTCGACGCGTCCGAACTGTCCGTCACCCGCAACGCGAGGGCTCCCGCGCTCGCCGCCGTCGTGACGAGCGACGCCCCGTCGGCCACGTCCAGGACGAGGGTTCCCTGCGACGCGAACGAGCTCGTGGCGTCGTCGAGCACGGGCACGTTCCACGGCGCGTACGGCGAACAGTTCAACGTCGCCGTCCACAGCATGTTCGAGAGCGACTCCGACCAGCCGTTCACGCGCAGCTCCACCGTCTCCGACGGATGCTCCACCGCCCACACCGACACGCCGGTGACGTCGATGCGGTGCGACGGCAGGACCGCGAGCCAGTCCGCGGCGCGTGCCGGGTTACGGCGGAAGTCGATGCTGATCTGCGGATACCGGTACCCGTCGACCGTCCCCAGGTGCACCAGCCACGCCGCGTAGCCCTCGGTGGACTGGTCGTAGGGGACGTTGATGTTCGACACGCTGCTCTCGTACCGGTCGATCGCCGCCGTCCCCAACGGCCCCGACACCTGTTCGTACGTGGCGGACGACCCGCCCTGCCGGGTGGCGGTGACCCTGTTCACCACGTTCTGGTCGTCGTCGTCGGGTGCGATCGGCGGTACGAGTTCACTGACGCCGATCGTCATCTCGGGAGCCCTGTTCACTATCAACGACGAGTTGCGGAAGTGGAGGCCGGCGGAGAGGCCGTCGAAGAGGAACCCGAAGTCGACGTCCTCACATTCCCTGAGCAGGTCGATGAGGGACTGTTCCTGCTGTTCACCCATGTTCGTGAACGACTCGTCGGTACCCACGTAGGTGAGGCCGTTCTCGTTGCACAGCCGTTCCGCGCGATGTGACGGGCGTTCACTTGTCCAGCCGCGGTACGGGTCGTCGTCCTGCACGTGGTCGTACACGTCCCACATGACGATGTGACCCATGCTCACTCCGTCGAGGTTCGCCGACCGGGGAGTGGACACCGTTCGCGGTGAACCGACGGTTCCGGCGAACGGTGTTCCCGTCCCGACCGCCCCCGACGTGGAGATCTCGGCGTCGAAGATGACGAGCTGCCAGTCGACGTTCCCCCCCGTCTGCCGCGACATGAACCTGACCGACATGGGCCCGTTGACCATCTGCCCGATGGCCCCGGTGTTCAGCGTCTGAGTCTGCGCCAACACCGACGAGTTGTCGTAGCCGTTCACGACCACGTTCGACGGCGACGACCCCTGCATGACGATGTCCCACCGGGAGATGGTGCCGCCGATCATGTCCACCGACATCAGCGTCGTGTCGGCGGCCCGCTGGGAGGGGATGTTGATGAGGAAGTCGACCTGCCACCGGTTCGCGAACGACCCGGACACGACACCGGACAGGTACCCGGCGGAGGTGAACGTGAGCACGCTCCCCGACCCGGGCAACTGCGAGTAGGCGCCGAGCGACGCCCCCTCGAAGTACATGCGCTTCCCGCCGGTCACGCCGGTCGCGAGGAGGGTGGTGCCGCCGACGTCCTCGAGGGGCCAGTACGAACGCAGGTACCCGGAGTCGTCGTTGACGATCTCCCGGTACAGCGACGACACCGACGGCAGGGTGCCGTGCTGCAGGCGGCGCATCACCCCGGCTGCCCGGACGGTGACGACGGCCCAGTCGCCGGTGGTGTCCCACTCCGGTTGCAGCGACCACGAGTACCCCTGGAACCGGGTCCGTTTCCCCGTGTTCGACCCGTCGAGGGAGATGGACACCCGCACGGGGATGTTCAGCCGCACGTTCGGGTACGAGCTGGACTGCGGCCCGCGGCTGTAGGTGCCCGCCCGGTTGTCGAGCTTGAACGTGCACCCTGCCGGTTGTGCCTGGTTGACGGCGTCGGATCGGCCCATCGGGGAGATGTTGATGGCCTCGCCGGAGCCGAGGAGCACGTCGGTGGTGATGTCGGTCCAGGTCCATGATGCGTCGGTGAGTGCGAGGTTCGCGGCGGGTGCCCATTCGACGACGAGGCGGGCGTTGGGGTAGAGCGCGGTGAACCCGGCGACGGTGGGCAGGAACGGGACACCACCGGCGGGGCCTTGTGCGGCGCGTTGGGCGGAGGGGAGTCCGTTGTTGCGGGCGGCCCATTGGGCGTAGCGGGGCGCGAGTCTCCCCGTCCCGGACCTACCCGGCACCGTCCCTCCTCTTTTTCGTCACGCCCGATAAAATTTGTATGACCTATTCATCCCATACGATCCAGGTTCGCATGTCCGCCGCCGTGGTCGGCGTCGTCGCGCGCACCCGCAGGAACTTCGAGATGGCGACGAGGGGCCGCTCGTCGGGCATCCACTGGTACACGTAGTTCATCGCCGACGGAGACTCCGCCGACGTCGAGGAGATCGACACCGCGTCGAACACCCGCGACGCCGTCGTCGAGCCCTCCGACGTCGACGTGTACCCGGTCGCCGACGTGCCCAGCGTCACCAGGGACGGGGGGATGTTCGGGTCCAGCGGCTGCACCCCCGCCGCGACGTGCGCCGTCACCGTGGCCGCCACGTCGGTCTGGATCAGCTCGAACACGGCGTCGGCGCCCGGCGGGTCGTCGATGCTGTAGCCCCACGAGATGAGCTGGATCATGCGCGTCGACGGCGTCGCAATCTGCAGCATGGTCCTGATGGCGGTGCCGGTGGTGACCGACGCCTGCGCGGCGGTGGTCGGCATCGGACCGTTCCACGTCTTATACCTGTGAATGGTGATCGCCCCCTTTTCAGGCTGTCAGGTACTGCGCCTTGATCCGGATCAACCCGGCCTGCATCGCCTTCTGGAAATACGTCGCGAACATCGAGTCCACGTTCCCGGTGAACTCCACGACCGTCTTCACCGGGCCCGCCGCCGGCGGTGCCTGCTCGAGCAGTGCCCGTGTCGCGCCGGCGGGGGTCACCGACGCCCCGTACGGGAGCCGGACGACCTCGGGGCCCTGCTCGCCGACGAGGACCTCGGCCGACCCGGGTACGCCGCCTTCTGCGGCGTGCGCGATGCCGCGTTTGCGTGGCCGCATGACCGTCGACTCGGCCGCGACGACACCACCCGTGGCCATGCCGGACACCTTCGCGGATCCGACCTGCACGATGTTGATGGTGACGGTCTTGTAGTTGGGGATCTTCTTCACCGCAGCGGCGACGTTGTTCGACGCGTTGATCGCGGCGCCCGTGCCGTTGACCGCGACGGTCGCGGTGTACTTCTTCGCGAACGCCTTGCCTGCGTTCGACGCCTTGTTGATGTTCCCCGTCGTTCCCGCCGCCCCGGTCTCGGCGACGGTCGCCTGGTACTTCTTCGCGAACTTCGCCCCCGCCGCCTGCGCCTGCTGGAACGCCCTCTCCAACGCGTCGATCTGCGGCTTCGTCAACCCGGCCGCCTCGAGGGTGGCGCGCATCGCGGGGGTCAGGTGCCCGTCGAACGTTCCGGCGGCGTCGTTGACGGCGCCCTGCAACCCGATCGCGGCCTGAGCCACGTCCAGCAGCGCCGACTTGGCCTCTTCGCTGTTGGCGCCGTTGTTCTTGACGGCCTCGTTGTACTTGTCCTGGGCGTCCTTGAGCCGGTTCTGTGCCTCGATCAACGCGAACGTGGGGTCGGTCTGCGCCCGGAGCACATCAGCCATCCCCTGCAACGACGTCTTCGCGCCCTCCGCCTGATCCGCCACACCCTTGATGGACGCCTCGAGCTGCGACATCGTGTCCCGCGCCGCCTCATACCCCGCGCTCGCCGCCTCCGCCGCCGTCCGCGTCGCATCCGCGATCTGATCCGTCGCGAGCTTGAACGCCCCACCCGTCTTCTGATACGCCCCCGCCAACGGCGAGATCACATCCAGCCACGACTGGTGCTCGGTGATGATCGACGGCAGCACCCCCAGGATGGCGTTCATCACCGTGCCGTACGCCGACGCCAGGAACGCCAGCGACTTCCCGACCGCCACGATCGTCCCGTTCAGCACCCCGAACGCCACGTTCAGCCCGGCCGCCGCCTCCGGACCCACGTTGGACAGATCCTCGAACACCGACTTGATCGCCTCACCCGTGCCCTTCAAACCCTCGGTGAGCTGGGTCAGCACGGGGCCGCCCGCGCCGGACAGCATGTCGGCCAGCCCGGCGGACACGTCGTTCAAAATCGACCCGAACGCGTCCGCGAGAGGCGTGACCCACGTCGCCGCAGCGTTGAAGAAACGCTGGATGTTCCCACCGGCCTGGATGAACGCGTGGTCGATCACGTCCACGGCCTGCAGGAACGGCCCCACGAACACGTCAGCCTTCAACGTCAGTGACTTGCGGATGTCGGCGCCGAGCTGGTTGGTCGCCGACACGATCGCCGGGTTGTTCTTCACCAGCATGAACCCGCCGACGACACCGCCGATCCCGGCGCCGCCGATCACCGCCCCCGAGATCGCTGCCGCCAGCAACGGGGCCCCCGCCGCCGCAGCGATCCCCAGACCCCCGTACACGGCGGTCTTGATCACCCCGGGGATGCCGTCGAACGCGTCCTGGAAGCCCTTCACCGCGGACTCGCCGACGTCGGCGCCGAGTTTCGCGCCGACCTCCGCGCCCTTCAGGGTGTCCTTGATGCCCTTCGACGCCTCACGCCCGAACGACTGCCCGCCGTCACGGCCGGGTTTGTCGAGCTTGATCTTCGAGACCGCGCCCTCGGCCTCCCGGACGAACGACTCCCCGCCGTCCTTGCCGGCCTTGTCGAAGTGGAGGGTGCGTTTCACTCCGGCCTCGGCTTCGCGGCCGAACCCTTCACCGGCGTCCTTCCCGGCGGTCTGGGCCTTGGCGCGGACGTCGTTGAAGACGGTGCCGGTGTTGTCCTTGGCGACGACAACGATCTCTACCCTGTTGGCCACGGCACCTCCATCTCGTCCTTGTCGGTCCTGCCCAGGCGTTCCAGCTCGAGCAACTCGAACAGGTCGGACTCCTCGGCGTACAGCACGCTGGGCAGCACACCGAACCGTTCACACAGGCCGAGGATCCATTCGGCGTCGGTCAGCTCGGCGGGCTTTCCGGCAACGGCTCCCTGGGGAGTGACACCTCCATCCGGGGTTCCGGGCCCGTACCGTTTCCAGGCGGCGATACGGGCGGCGAGGGAGGGTCCACGGCGCCGGTCCCCGTGGACTTGCCGAACCAGGCGGAGAGGATGCGGCGGATCTCCTCGAGGGGGAGTTCGCGGATGGCGTCGACGGTGATCGGTGCGATGCCGCCGAGTTCGTCCTCGAGGTTCCACTCGGTGATGTGGTCGACGAGAGCGTCGATGTCGGCGTCGATGCTCACGCGCGCGGTGGCGCTGTCCTCCTTGTCCTGCAGTTCGCGTAGTGCGCCGAGCGTGCAGGGGCGTGCGGTGATTTCGAGGCCGTGTAGTGGGTCGTCCTGGGCGAACACGAGTTTGTAGCGTTTGGTTCCCGGTCGATATCCCATGATGTCCTCTACGCCCAGGTCGGTACGGTGCCGTCGGCGAGGGAGCCGGGTGCGGTCCAGGTGAGTTCGCCGGACGCGGCGCGGGTCAGGTTGTAGTCGGTGAAGATGCACTCGGACGCGAGCGTGTTCCCGGACACGGCGATCGTCACGGTGCGCAGCACGCTGGTGGACGGGACGGTCTTGAACACGTCGTGGGACAGGCCCGACGCGTCGTTGAACACGCCGTTGGGCTGCACGGTGAAGTCGGCGAGGAGCAGGAGTCGTTCCATCGCGGACTTGTCGATGCCGGTGACGTCCTGAACGGCGCGGGGCGTGGCGAACTGGAGGTTGGTGACGTCGTTCTTGATGGCGCGCGGGGTTCCGCCTGAATCGTCCACACTGAATGTGGTCCACCCCAAGCCGCTCTCTTTTGCCACAGTATTTCCCTTTCTTACGGAGTGATGGAAGGATCAACCGACGTAGGGGTCGGATGCACCGGCGGCGGATGCGGACCCGGGTTCCCCCACCCACACCCCAGCAGCAAACCCACCCCGAACACGAACCCCAGCACCGCGACCCGCCTCAGCCGGTCGAACCGGTGTCGACCAGGGACGGCGACGGACTCGGCGACGGCGACACGGGCACCTGGAACGGGGACGTCGTGATCAGCGGCGCCGGGATCCCCGCCGCGCCGAGCGAGAACACCCCCAGGCACAGGCCCGCCCCGAACCCGACCGCACCGACGACGAACACCCACACAACCACCACCCAGTCGACCTGCGGGCGTCTCATCAGCCACGCTCCACCACCAGCGCGACCTTCGCCTGATGCTCGGCGAAGTCCTCCACCCAGTCCTGCGGACGCGAATGCACATACGGGGTGGTGCCGAACGGGTTCCCCCGCCGGTCACCGTCACGCACCACGAACAGCTCGGGGCGCCCGACGCGGATACGGTGGTCGGCCGCGCGAAAACAGGTCTGCCCTTGCGCGAACGTGAACAGCACACGGCCGTCGTCGGTGCGTGACTCCACGAACCGGCGCCCGGAGTGGCGCCGCACGTAGTCGGCGCGCTGGTCGTCGGGGGCGAACGCGGACTGCCACCCGTTGAGGTAGTCGCAGCAGTCGACCTCCACACACGTCGCCGGCCGCCAATGCGTCGACAGGGGGGCGACGATCCCGTACGTCTTGTATGCCGTGGCGGGGGCCCGGAACTGGCCGGGGAGGGCGGGGGTGGTGTTGGTGACGATCATGACGTCCTCCTGGGGCCCAGCTCGGCGGCGGCCTCTCGGGCCTGCCGCGCCACCTCCGACCGCAATGAGGGATCGCCCGGCTGTCGCGTCTGCGCGTCGACCCAGTCCAGGAGTTCTCCCAACCGCTCTATGGCGGCGGCGGTGATGGCATCCTTGGCCTGTTCGTCCATCAGAAGACCACTCCTGCGAGTTCGTTCTTCACGAGCACCACGGAGAACGTGGCCACCGTGAACGTGCCCGTCGTGATCACCCGCACGTAGCGGCGAATGGTGCTGGTGTTGACGATCGCGATGCGCTCGGAGGCGGGCGCCGCCGACACGGTGGTGAACAGCAACGACGGGGAGATGTCCGCGAACGTCGCGTTGTCCGCCGAGTCCTGGATCTTCACCGCCACGCTCGTGCCCGTGAACGCCGTCACCTGCAGATAGGCCTGACCCCCGAACGACAACGACCCGCCCGTGTCGAACCCGGACGCCGGCGACGTCGCCGTGGTGTCCGTCCGCAACCCGGCGGTGAGCTGCACACCCCATTCGAGGCCGTACGCGTTGGCGAGGGCCTGGACGGCGAAGGTGAAGGCGCCGTCGTTGCCGCGGGTGCCGTCGTAGTTGACCTGCTTGGCGACCATGCACGCGGCCGGGGACCCGATCGCGGTGCCGCGTGCGTAGGTGAGGATCGTGTCCGTGTACGGGAGGGCCTTCAGTACGGGGTGGGCGCGTCCGGCGGCGGGGTTGTAGAAGGCGGAGAACTCGATGGCGCCGTCGCGCTGGCCGCCGATGCGTTCCATCGCGGACTTGTCGATGGAGGTGACGTCGAGGAGGGCGGGGCCGCCGTGGATGGATCCGAGCGACCCGATGTCCCCGGACAGGTTGTAGCCGCCCACGTAGCAGTTATCGCCCAGCCCTGATTGCTTGGCCATTCGTCTCCCCTCCTATTCCGCTTGGGACCAGACATCGTTGACGATTATCGGAAGAGTGATGTCGAAGATGCGGTAGTTGACGTTGTCCTGATTCACATACCCGGCGTTCGCCGACAACGGCGTCCCTTCCGCCCCGAGCAGATCAATCTGCCGGACGTTCGCTGCGAGGGTGAAGTCCCCCGAATAGGCGGTGTAGAGGGCGTCCAACGCGGCGATGAGTGAAGGGTCGATGAGGTCTTCGGGATCGTTCACGAAGTTCTGCATCAACCGGACCGTGAACTCCAACCTGGCCGACGTCGAGTCCAGCCCCGAGGACGCGACCGGGTAGATACCGGATGCCCAGATCGAACACGACAGGCCCTGTCCGGGGGCGGACTTGGGTTCGTGCCGGTTGACCCGCTGGAAATGTCCGCTCGCCCAGGCGTGCGATTCGATGTGGTCGAGAATCGTCAGAATGTCGAGGGCCATCAGTTCATCCGTCCGATGAACGGCCGCAGCGTGGCCTCGGCGATCTTGCGGGCCTCGGCGTCCAGCACCTGCCGCATCCGCCGGAACGTGGAGTAGCCCTTGAACCGCGTCTTGGGGAAGTTGCGGGACCCCACTCCCTCCAGCCACGGCCCGTACACGATCCGACCCCCGTCGTTGACACGTGAGGAGCCGCCGCCGTGCTGCACCTGGATCTTCGACTGGTACCGGCCCGTCGGGTGCCGCAGCACCCTGGGTAGCTCGGCGTCGACGTGGTGCTTGCCCTCGTTCGCCACATCCTCCTGGATCTGGCGCACGGCCTGCTTCACGGCGAGGTCGGCGCGGCCGTCGAAGAACGGCCCGGACACGTTGACCGGCATCCTCACACCGCCCTGTGGCGGGCCTTGCGGCCCAACGCGGTGACGGCCCGGTCACGGATGCCACCCAGGCCGAGCTCGCGGTACTCGATGCTCGTCGCCAGGCTGCCGGACCGGCCCGGGGCGTACCCGCTCGATTCCTGCATGAGGGAGTCGAGGGCCTCGGCGAGCGCGGCCTGCTTCAGCAGCGGGGGCCGCTTCCACCGCTCGACGGTCGCCCCGGTGAGGTGCGTGGCCGCGGTCGACCCGCAGGCGCCGCGCTCGACGACCAACGTGCGGGGCGCATAGATCGGCACCCCGGTCAGATGGGAGGCCAGCACGGTGCCGTCGAACGCCCGGATGACCGTCACCGTCGACCCCGTCACCGACTCCACGAACATCCGCTCCGTACCCACCGAGATCGTCTCGCCCTGCACCAACCCGGCCGCGGTGATCGCGTTGTCCGACTTGAGGGTCTGCAACCCGGCGGCGAGCGTGAGGCCGGTGTCGACCCAGGCCCGTTCGGTGACGAGCATGACCTCGTCGTCGACCCGCATGAGCGCGCCCACGCCGACCGCCACGCTGGTGGCGGCGTCGACGTCGACGCCGAGCTCGGTGGCGTCGAGGGCCTCAGCGGTGGTGCCGGCAGAAGCCCAGTCGTCGGTGTAGCCGACGGTGCCGGTGACGGCGATGGACCGTTGCGGGGTGTTCCCCGCGTCGAACGACGATGAGGTGCCCAGGTTGATCTCGAGGCGGTCGTAGGGGGGGCCGTCGTTGACGGGCTCGAGGTAGTAGTCGCCCGGGTCGAGGGCGACGCCGCCGGTGGTGACGGCGGTGACGTTGGCGAACTCGTTGTGGTCGAACCACACCCGGCTGGAGGAGTTGTTCCGGTCGGGCCACGGGAAGTAGCGGGTGCCGACGCGGGGATAGAAGACGCGGTGCAGGTAGCCCTCGACGGTGCGGCTGCCAGCTTCGATGGCGCGGTCGACCACGCTGTTGTTGCGGGTGGTCTCGTAGAAGTCGAGGGCCTGTTTGACCTCTTCGCGCCACGCATAGCAGACGGTGGTGATCATGCGGCACGTTCCATCGCGTCGAGGTGGGCGCTGACGGCGTGGCACAGCCCGACCGCTCGGGTGAGCCAGGTGAGGCCGTGGGTGTGCATCCACTCGTCGATCAGTATCAGCCGGTTCATCGCGGCTTCACCGCCCGTAGTTCGACCGGTGCGCCCTGGCTGCCGGCCCGGTTGTCGGCCTCGAGGCGGCACACCAGCGCGGACTCGCACCAGTCGATGACGCGGTAGGTGGCCTGCCCGTACAGGTCGATCAGGTCAGGCTCGTGGATCTTCACCCCGTTGGGGTCCATGAGCCGCAGGAACGACAACGACACGAGGATCAGCGGCGGCACCGACGTGAGCACGGTGTGCCCATCCGGGTCTATCAGGACCGACACGGGTCCCGCGTCGGCCAGGTCGTAGCTGCTCACCCTCGACTCGCTTCCTGTCCTAGACCCCCGTGCCGGGGGTCGGGAGAGCTGTGTTCAGTTGTGGGGTGCGGCGGTTCGCCGCCCATTTAGCTCGCCGCCGCACCGTGACGGACGGGGGTCCGTAACCGGCATCGTACGACTCAGGAGCCGGTCCAGGCGACGATCAGCAATTCGGCGCCGAGCGGAACCGCGAGCCCGGCCGTGGTCTGTACCGTGACAGCGGCGGCAGTCTTCACCGTCACGGCCGTGGTGACGGTCCCGATGATGGTGGCGCCCTGCTGCACGGCGACCTCATAGCTGGCGGTGGGCATCGGTTTGGACCAGGTGAGGGTCTGCGTGTTGGTGCCGCCGAGGATGATCGCGGGCAGGGTGAGGCGGCCGATGCGGTGGGTGGCGTTGCCGAACTCGGCAACCATGTCCAACACCTGGGTGGTGAGACGCTCGAGGGCCGCGTCGAACTTTTTCGAGTACCGGCGGTCGAGTTCGGCGTAGAGCGACGACGACGAACCCGACACGGCGGCCTCCTGTTTGGACCGTTACGCCCTTGCAGGTGAGGGTAGCCGCGCGCCGCTGCGACACGCTCGGGTTCGGGTGTGCCAAGACGTGACAGCGGCCCCCGGGAATCGCCACCGGGGGCCGCTCGGAGCCCCGGCTCTACCGTCAACAACCACGGAGACGACAGGAGCCTCGGGAACCACCACCGAGTCTACCCGTGGGTGGGGTGGGCGGCCCCCCGCCTGGCGTCAAGGGGCCGCCCTGTGACCCCTCCACGGAATCACCCGCAGCCTACCCCCGGGAATAGGGAACGCCCCCCGGTTGGGATCGGGGGGCGTCGCCAACACACACGAACCGGCCACAGCCTACCCCGACCACCGGTAGTCCCCCACCGGACAATCCAGCTCCCCGTCACCGTTCGACACCAGCGGCCACCCGTCGTACGGACACACCACCGGCGGCTGCGAATCCTCCCACGCCTTGCGTTCGGCGTTGCCCAGCAGGATCTGATGCAACGCCTCCCACCCGCCACCGGACGGGCCGCCGGACGGATCGGCGGGGAACACATCCCTGCCCGGGAAAACGTTCACACCTGGGTACACGTCAGGTCCAGGTGCCCGGGGTCCCAGATACCGAACACAGGTGCCAGACGCCGGCAGAGTCCAGCACCACGTCCCCCGCCGCCCACGTCCCGGTGGTCGGCGCCCCGCTGGTGGCCTTGAACCCGCAGAACTTGACCGCCGCGAGCCCGTTCTTCCCACCCAGGCTGGCGACACCGGTCGCCGGGTCCAGGGTGTGGACCGCCGCGCCGAACGTCGACGCCGCGAAGATCACCTGACCGATCAGATGCAGCAGCGCCGCACCCGACTCGAGGCGCATGTAGTTCTGCTGGGTGCCGTTGAACGCCGCCCCGGACCACACCGACAGGAAGATGTCCGACCCGGTGCCCTCCAGGTCGAGGTTCGACCCGTTGGTGCGGAACCGGTACGCCTTCCCCGCCCCCGACTGGATCGTCTCGTTACCGGTCACGGTCACGTCACCGGTGACGGTGCCGCCTGTGAGCGCGAGCGCCCCCACATCGGCGGCGGTGAGCCCGTCAGCGGTCGCCTGTGCGGCCGAGGCCGCGACCTCGGCGTCGTCGGCCGTGTCCTGCGCCGACGCGATCCCCGCCTCCATGTGGGACAGACGGGCGGCGGACACGGGGGTGCCGCCCGCGGATCCGTTGACCCAGTCCTGCTCGTCGTATGCGGCCACTATTCGGCCGCGGCGTCGGTGGTCTTGCGGGTGCGGCTGGCGCGCTTCGCCGGTGCCGGGGTCTCGGGCTCGGCGGCCTGTTCGTCGGCGGGCGCCTCGACGATCTCGTTGCCCTGCTCGTCGACCGCAGCCGGCATCGTGTCGGGCTGGTGCACGTCGGTGACCTGGCCGTGCCGGTTGATGCTCGCCATCACACTCTGCCTTCCCGTCGAGGAGCGCCCCACGCCGGTCACGGACCGGGTAGCCGCTCCCGGCGGGGGCATCGTCCACGGTAACGGCCCGGGCGGGGCGGCGCACGGGATGCGCGGCCCCGAGGTGGGCCCTCTCGACGCCATCTCCCGAGCAGGTTGACCGGCGTCACTTCCCCACCCGGGGCCGCAGAGGGACTGTACCGGGGTTTCCCCCTGCCGGGCCGGGAGCGCCGCTGGCGAGAACGGCAAGCTCGACCGGGCGCACCCCGGCAGGGGGAAGAACCGGCAGGGGCCCGGACGCGTCACCACCGACCCGTCCGGCCCCCTCTACCCAGCAACCCACCGTCGCCACCGGGATCCGCCGCGGCCCCGGGAGCCCACCCAACGTAGCCGCCGCGGCCCAGGAAAGACCAGGCCCCCCGCACGGTCGAAACGGGGGGCCTGGCGTGCACGAAAACGGACGGAGAACGTGCCGCCCGGAGTGTAGCCCGGTCAGGCGTTCGCCGACCCCGGGGACAGCAGGTTCCCCAGGTTCGTGGGCTTCCGCTGCACGTGCAGGTCACGCAGGATGTACAGCACCGCACCGAGCTGCGCCCCGGCCGATCCGGTGTCGGCGATGTTCACGGACACCCACGCGTAGCCGTCGGCGAGGTCGTCGGCCTCGATCTCGAACACGAAGATGCCCTGCAACTGGGCCGACCCGGTGAGGGTGACGGTCTGCGAGGCGGCCTGGGTGGTCTTGACCCACGCCTCGTCGTTGTCGAGGGCGGCTTCGGTCTTGCCGTAGTAGTGGTCGATCGTCGCGAGGTTGCTGGTGGTGCCACCGGACGACAGGGTGTGCTGCTGGAAGGTGAGCACCGGGTCGTCAGTGCCGGACCCGGCGCCCTTGTACACGACGATCGTGATGCCACCGGCGTCCTGCAGGTTGACGCGCTTGCCGGTGCCGGCGCCGGCGTTGGTGTCGTAGGGGGCGATGCCGGTGCCGAGGTCGATGATGCGGCCGAGGGCTTCCATTGCCATGTCTGCTTCTCTCCGCCCGGGGCGTTACTGCCGGGCTACTGGGGTTCGGCCTACGACCGGGGTGGACCGGGAGCGGCCTAGAGACGTGGGTCGGTTCAGGGGGGTGGGGTGCGGCGCCACGGCAGGTTGACCATCGACGCGAGGTAGCCGCCGACGACGAGGTGTCCGGCGAGGAACGCCAGACCGAGCGCGACGATGTTGATCTCGTGGAAGGTGACGCCGAACGCGGCGAGGGCGAACAGGACGAGCGCGATGAGTGCGAGCATGGTGTGCCTCCTGTTCTGTGGTGTGCCCTCCGCTCGGGGGCCGCAACCTCCGAGCGAGGGCGGTGACGGTTACGGCTGGCGGATGACGCGCTCGCCGTTCCCGATCCGGTCCATCAGCGCGGCGAGCGCATCGAGGGCTTCCTGCTGGGTGTCGTGCTCGCTGAAGTAGTTCGCGTTGGTGCCGCCCGACAGGACGCGGTACTTACCGCCGGCCGCTGCGACTGACCACTTGGTGTCGTTGCTGTTGAACGATCCGTCGGCGTACTGGACCCAGGTCACCCAGCTCATCAGGCCGCCAGCACAACGTACGGGCTGAGCGTCGCGCCGCCGTTGGCCGGAGTCAGCGGCGACGCCATCCACGGGCGGCCGTCGACACGCTCGGTCAGCATGAACGCCGTCTTGTTCGACGAGAACTTGAAGTGCGGCGACGACGACATGGTGATCGCCTGCCGGTCACCCACGAGGTACTGCTTGAAGTCGACGAACATGATGTCGCCTCGGGCGCCGAGCGCGCCGACCTTCTCGGTCACGTACAGCGGGCGGCCGAGCAGGCTCATGGTCGGCGCGCCGATCAGGCCGTTCGTCAGCCACAGCGGCGGCGCCACGAACGTGGTGGTCGAGTCGCCGGTCGGCATCACCAGCTGGAGCAACTGGGCAACGACGTCGGGCGAGCACACCCACACCGCGCTGTTCAGCGAGGAGGGCAGCATCCGCGTGTACATGCTGACGATGTCGGCGGCCTTGACCTTGTTCGCGGTGGGCCGAGTGACGGCGATGGCACCGGTGCCCTTCTGCACGCCCAACGGCTGCCCCACGCCGTTGCCGGTCAGGAACGCGAGGTCCTCACCGAACGCCAACGCCGACGGCATCACCGCGTTGAAGAACCCCGTGAACGCCGGGGCGTCCGCGATCAACTGGTTCGGGGCCTCGCTGTACGCGGTGAGCGTCGAGTTCTCCAGCGTCACCTTCCCGAAGCTGCCCTGCGACTCGGTGGCCGCCGCACCCTCCGCCGTCCAGTACGTCACCACACCACCGAACACCGAACCGACGTGCGTGGTCTCGTCCACCGCCGGAACGTCCAGCGTCAGGGAGTTCATCGGGATCACCGTCGCCAGCGGCCGGACCACCGAGTTCTCCAGCACGTTCATCAGCAGATCCGAACGCATCTCCTCCGGGATCAGCGCACCGCCCGCATCCGGCACGGTGCTCGAGTAGGAGTTCTGGATCTGTCCGGCCTTGTCGGCGAGCACGTCCAGCTCACGCCCCCGGGCCTGGGGGATCATCTGGCCCTTGGCGTGCCAGTTCGCCTGGACGAACTCCGCCGCGCTGGAGTAGATGCCGTCCAGTGATGCGCCGGGGGCGGTCGGGGAGTATGCCGCCCCCTGCCTGTGGGTGGCGGACCCGTGGAACGTGGCCCTGCTGGGGGTGGCGCCCTGTTCGCGCTGGTCCTTCAGGAAGTTCTGGAGACCGACGGCGACCTGTTCCTCGATCTGCCGGTTCAGGTCGTCGTTCTTCGCCATGAACCCCTTGGCGTAGGCCGCCGCGACTTCCTGCCAGTCGTCGCCGGTCAGGGTGGCGGCGTCGGTGGAGGCGAGGAACTTCCCGAGGTCGGCCGGGTTCTCCGGCAGGGTGATCGTCACCGTTGTGCTCCGTTCTCGAATGCCTTTTCCAGGAGAGCCAGCACAGAGACGGGCTCGGGCACTGCGGCTTGAGGCACCGGTTCGACCGGCGCGGGGATGGGGTCGGGTGATCGGGCCGGGATGGGGTCGACCACAGGTGTGGACGTCTTCCCCTGGAATCGTGACAGATCGAACGACGCAGCGACAGGAACCTGTCCCCCGACACGATCCGCCAGGCCGGCAGCGACCGCCTCGTCGGCCCCGTACCACGTCTCCGCGCGCATCCGGGCACGCCACGTCTCGGCATCGTCGCCACGCTCGGCGTACACCGACGCGATGTTCGCCGACACCTGATCCAGCCGGGTCGACATCGCCGCCATGTCGGTGGCGTCCCCGATGCACAGGCCCCACGCGTCGTGGATCATCAACTCCGAGTTCTTCGACATGACGACCTCGTTGGCGCCCATCAACAGGAAACTCGCCGCGCTCGCCGCGATCCCGTCGACCACGGCCGTCACCTTCCCCGGGTAGGCGCGCAGCGAGTTCAGCATCGCCAGGCCCTCGAACACGTCACCCCCCGGCGAGTTGACGTGCAACTCGAAGTCGCGGCCACCGAACCCCATCAGCTCCCCCACGAAGTCCGCTGCGGTCACACCCCAGTAGGCGGAGATCTCGTCGTACAGGTACAGCACGTCGGGGGTGGTGTCGGTGGCGGCGACGGGCCCGAAACGGGTCTGGCCGGCGACGAGGTTGAACAGCCTGCGGTTCCTCATCGGGCCGCCTCCCTACGTGTGCGGTTGAGCAGGGCGGCGAGCTGCGCATCGGTCGGCGGTGCGGGGTTCGCGAACGGGACGGGTTCCGGGGGCGCGGTCCAGGCGATCGGGGGCAGCCCGAACGCGGCGAGGGTCTCCTCCGCGTCGAACCCGACGTTCACCAGGGCGACGACGGCGGTCACGGTGGAGTCACGGTCGGCGTTCTCCTGCTCCGGATCCGGCGGCATCGGGTTGTCGTGGCAGAACTCCACACCCTTGCCCAGGTCCCCGAACAGGCGCAGCAGCGAACCGTTCAACGCCTGCTCGATGCGTTCCAAGCGGGGCTCGAGCGACCAGGAGGCGAAGTCCTGCGCCGCCGCCACCGCATTCGCACGGTTCACGTCATCGGACTGGCCGAGCATGTGCTTGTGGACCCGGTAGGCCTCACGGATCAGATCCCGCGACAGGTTCCGCAGGTTCGCGAACTCCATGTCCTTCATCGACGACGTACCACCGTCGACGTACTCGATGCCGTTCTCGAGGATCCCGATGCGGTGCGCGTTCTCGACGCCTCGGTGCCGCTCGTTGATCTGCATCGCGAGGTTGTTCAGCTCGGTGTCGCCGAGCGCGTTCGGGACTTTCAGCCAGCCGCCCATGCGGGCGGAGTTTCGGAAGAACGCGAGGTTGAACCGGCCCGCGGCCTTCACCGACTCCAGGTCCACGAGCAGGGACCGCACCGGCGAGATACCGCGGAACGGGTTCGCGGGGTCGGGGGTCTGGATGTGGATGACCTGCTCGAGGCCGAACGGCGTGAGTGACCCGTCGGTCGGCTCCCGGTACTTCCAGCCGACGAGGCGCCCCTGCTTGTCGACGTCCTCCACCATCCGGTCGGCGCGGACCGGCCACAGTTCGACGGGCATCTTCCCGGCGTACTCGACGATCCAGAAGCCCTCGCCGACGACCTCGATGGACTGCTGGGTCCGCTCGACGAGTTCGTTGCGGGTCATGAGCGGGTTCGGGTTGTTGAGGAGGTTGAGTGCGGGGTGGGTGACGACTTCCTGCCGGTTGTCGTCCCCCGTGCTCGCTGCCCGCCGATCGGTGGTGGTGCGGTACAGGTGCCAGCCGACCCGCGCCGTGGACGTGGCCAACAGATCGACGACCGAGTACAGGGTCCCGACCGACCCCATGATCTCCAGCGACCCCGTGGGGCGCGACGACCCGAAGCTGTAGCCGCCCAACGTGGGGGCGGCGTACGCGACGGGCTGCTTGGCGAAGATGCCGTAGGTGAGCGCGTTGAACACCGCCCCGAGACGGCTCATGGGATCTCGTACAGGGAACGCCTGGCCCGGACCCACCTACTGCGTGGCGGCTCCCCGGCCGGGGTGATGTCGACCCACATCCACTCCGGGTCGGGCTCCGGGAGGTCGTCCATGTCGAACAGGCGGCGGATGGTGTCGCCGGATCCGGTCATCCGATCCACCTCACCTTGTACTCGCCCCGAAGATCACGATCAGCGACAAGATACCGCGCCGCATCACAACCATGATCGTTCTCTTTGACCGGTTCCTCTTTCTTCCCCTCGTTGTTGGCGTGTTGCTTCCACACGTAACCGGGGATCTCCTGCTCCGTGCAGGTCGGCAGACCCCGCTCGGCGAGGTCCCCGTCCCTGTCCCGGCACGCCCCCCGCACCACGTACAGCCGCGGCCGCCCGTCCCCCGCCAGACGAAGACGCTGCTGGAAAGCCGTGATGCCGTTCAGGACGTCCTTGTTCGCCGCAGTCGTGGGGATACCGACCGTGCGGGAGAACAGCTCGCGGCCGGCGGCGTCCCAGTCCGCGAGGATCTTGTCCGGCCGCGGCTCCACCCAGCGGCGGTTGCCGCGGCGGTCCTTGGGGGCGACCTCGTCGAGGACAGCCTCGGCGTGCTGGTCGGCGGTGCGTTGGGTGCGGTACGTCTCGGCGTACAGCCACAACCTGCCGTCCGGGTCCTCGGCCCAGCGTTGCACCACGGTGGGGTTGGTGAACCCGAAGTCGATGGACCAGAACCGGCGCCACTGAGCGCTGCCGGCCGGCAGGGCGTCGACGAGGTGGACCGCAGGGTCCCACTCCTCGTAGATGGCGCCCTCCGCGGCGACCCACCGGCCGTGCCGCAGCCGCTGCAACCGCACCCCGGTCAGATTGTCCAGGCGCCCGATGTACACCGCGCCCCGCTCGGTCAACGTGCCGTCAGCGTCGAACAGCATCGGGTTGTCCTCATGCCGCGAATGCAGCATCGTCGTCACACCCGAATCGGCGCGCTGCTTCAACCAATGCGTCGGCGCGTCCGGGTTACAGTCCGCGAGGATCTGCTGATACGGCACCACCCCGTTACGCAACCGGGTCGTGATCGCCTCCCAGTCATCGACGACCAGCTCGGTGGCCTCCGCCACGTACACGACGTCGTACTCCGACGACATGATCTTCGTCGGCTTGTCCATGCCGCCGACGTTGATCGTCGACCCGTTCGCGTACTGGTACTGCGCCGGTTTCCGCTTGGATCCGCCGTACCAGACCACCGCCCCGGTCGCGACGAGCTCGGCGACGACCCACTTGTCGAACGTGACCAGGCTGGTGGAGGTGAGCGACACCGAGGTCTTGCGGACGATCAGCCCGGCCGCGCCCGGGTATTTCAGCATGATCAGGTTGAGTTTCTCCAGCGCCGACCTCGATTTGCCGGTGCCGGCGGGTCCGGCGAGGAGCACTTCGTCGTCGCGGCAGGTCAGTACCGTTCGCGCGGCGCCGCGCGGGGCGTAGCGGTGGAGGAGGGTGGTCACGTCCTGATGATGCGGCAGATGGAAGTGGCGTGGCCCCCGCCGCTACGGGGGCCACGCCGTACCCGATCGCCGCACCTAGCGCCGAAGGGGTGGTCTCAGGTCAGGGACAGACACCGGTAGGTCTCGGGGTCCGTCAGCCGCACCTCGTCGACGGTGGGGGCGGTACCGGGTTCGCCGCACGTCGCGCGTCGGCCGCAGCACGCACGCGCTGGTACCGCATCAACGCTGCGCGCCCCGATCCTGGATCGGTGGCGAACGCGGCGACGAGGTCGTCGAGCGCTCGCCGGTCCTCGGCCGCCGCGTCGGAGCGGGCCGCTGTCGACTCGTTCGCGGATTCGGCGTACCGGGCCTGGCACTGGGTGAGGCGTGCGTTGTCGACGTAGTTCCACGCCCCCGCCACCAGGGCGGCGATGGCGATGACCTTGAATGCGAAGTCGACCCAGGGTCGTCCGGCCCAGCGGATCAGCGCCACGGTGCCTCCTGACGTCGACGGGTACGGTAGCGCTCGGCGGCGGCGATGACCGCGCCCAGGACGCGGCCCACAGCGATGATGGTGGCGGTCCAGAACGCGACCTGCACCCAGTACGGGCAGTCACCCAGCATCCGACACCACCACCTGGCGGCGCGACGCCATGTAGGCGATGTGCGCACTGCGGCACACCTGGCATTTGCAGCCGTTGCTGTAACCCCACCGGCCGTGCACGCCCACACCGGAGGGTTCCCCGCACAGGGAACGCCACGTCGCTGCCCGTCGACGTTCCCGCATGTACGCGGCTGCCGCTGCCCGGCATTCGTCGCAACGGCAGCGGCAGTTGACGTATGTCGAGCGGAGTCCGTGTGCCGTCACTGGCCGCCACCTCCGTTGGGCGCCGTGGTCTCGACGCGCGGGCCCTCAGCGTCACCCGATCCGCCACCCCACGGCAACCTGGGCGGGTTGAGCGCGACGTAGGCGCCGGGGATGACACCCCAGATCGCCGCGGGGATCTCGTCGCCCCTCAGGAAGGTGGCGATCATGTAGGTGCACCACATGCCGGTGATGACGAGCATGATGAGGTTGCGGAGCCATTGCGGCACGGTCACCGCCTTTGTTGTGCTGGGTGGGGGGATCACCCCCTGCACCATCATGCCTGCCCGGCGCGTGTCTGGCGCATCAGCCGCGCGGGCTCGGACAGCGCGGAGTCCTGCTCGGCGAGGATCGCGGCACGGGCCTCGCGCGCCGCTCGGCGCCACGGTTCCTGGAAGCCGTCAGGGATGAGGTGCCATGCCACGCATTTCGTGTCGAGATAGGTGCGGCGGATGAGGTCAGCCAGGTCGTCATCATTCACAGGCGGTCCCGTCACTGTCGCGGTCCAGCCGGGTCCGATACCCCGGCTCACCCGCGTACAACGGGGCGGCGCCGGCGGCACGGGCGGCGGCACAGTCCGTGTAGTGGGTGTACCCGTCGTCGTCACCCCGCGTGTCGGCGGGCGGGGGCGTCGGCGAACCCGGTCCGGTCGTGGCCGGACCCGGGCTGCCCACTGGCGGTGTGGTGTCGTCGAGCCTGGCCACGGTGCCCGCCCCGCCGCAGCAGAACGCGGCGAACAGAACCACGGCAGCGACCGTGAGGCCCCTCATTCGATGGCCCGCTCGTCAGTCACGCTCGGCCTCGTCCCACCAGCGGTGATGCGACACCCACCCCGGCCCATGCCCATGACGGTCATGATCACCCTCATGACCGGCCGGACGCTCACAGTGCATGACCTGCGACACCCAGTCCGTCCCGAACGTCCGCTCGTTGCCGCACGGCGGCGGCCCGGGTCTCAGGTCCGCGCTCACGCCGGCCACCACCGGTGATCGCCGTCACGGCACTGCGGCACGTCCGGATGGATACCGGCCGCGTGGCCGCGTGGGAGCCCACAGGTCCACGTCCGGTACGTGCCCTTCGAGGAGAGGGTGCCTCCGCTGTAGCCGGGCTGGTCCTCCCACGTGGTCGAGTTCCGGCACAGCCCGTCGTCGGGTTCGGGGGTGGTCATCCCCATCCGTCCCTGCGCTGGTCGTCGCGCTTCTCCACGGACACACCCTTGACCGGCTTGTTCTTCTTGTCCTTCGCGACGGTCTTCTTCACCTTCGCCGCGTTCTCGTCCGCCGCGTTGTCCTTGTTGCCCTTACCCCACGCCATGCGTGTCTCCGTCCGTCACGTCCACGATGAACCCTTCACGTCCCCCGGGTGGGACTCGAACCCACAAACCGTCCCTACTGCATGTCAGCATTCAGGACTGAATCCACTTTTAAGGTGGCTGCGTCTGCCATTCCGCCACCGGGGGATACCGCGCCCTACAGACCGTTCACCTTCAGCACCGACGGGATGATCGACACCCCGTACCCCGCCAGCTCCTCCTCGCTGTCGACCGTCGCCACGGTGGCGCCGTTGGCCTTCAACGCGGCGAACTGCTTCGGGGTCAGGTGCTGGAGGACACCCCCGCCGAGCGGCTTCCACACGTCGTCGCGGGACCTGAGCTTCACCAACTGCATGACGTCCTCCTGCTCGCTCGAGACCGGCCGTGCCGGCAGGGGTGGGGTGGTGGAGGGGAACCGTTCGGGCCACACCTGGCGGATGAGTGTCCACGTGCGGCCGGTGCGGTTGCCGAGGAGTTCGAGGTGCCAGTGGTAGTCCCCGGACGGGCCCTGCCGGGTGCCGTCCCAGTCGTACTGGGAGCCGTTGGTGTTGACGAAGTCGATACGGCTGGTGTCGTAGTCCGACCGCAGCACCTTGAGTACGCGGCGTTCGACGTCGCTGTCGGGGGTGGCCATGACGTCGATGGCGGTCACCACACCGTAGGGGGCGGACGGTTTCCACGGGGTGTGGCCGCCCTGCTTCTTCAGGTGGTCCTGGTTGCCGATGCTGTACCAGGTGATGCCGAGCGCGTCGAGGTCACGGCCGCAGGACACCAACGCGGGGGCGAGGGTCCAGTCGACGCGGAGGCTGTCGCTGGGTCTGACCACGGTCCCCGAGTAGGCGCCCATCAGATTCCTTCGTCCCTGGGTCCGCTGTCGCTCATCCGTACGACGCCGCGGTAGTGGATGCCGTGGATGTCGGAGAAGTGGGCCAGGCCGGCCGGGAACCGCTCGTCGTCGTCGCTCATCGTTTCCCCTCGCACCATTTCCGGTCCCCCGCCTTACCGTGCGGGTGCTCGGCGTGCTTGCTGCTGTTCGAACACTGCTTGACGGTGGTGTTGCCGGCGAGTGCGTCCTGGGCCTGGTCGAAGTGCTCACCGAACCCAGGCGGCTCATGGTCGGTGCGACTCATGCGGGCCTCCCTGCTCGGCGGCGTCGTGGTCGCGACCGGCGACGATCAGCCATTGGCCGCAGTGGCATGTGTGGGTGCGCTCCCAGTGCGCGGTGCACTGGTGCAGGCCGTCATCGTCGTCTTCGGCGTCGGTCCATACGTGTCCGCACATCAGTCGTGGCCTCCGTCCGTTCAGGGGTTGATGAGTCGGTGGTAGAGGTGGGTGGCGGAGTCCTGGAGGGTGTGGACGGTGGGTGCGAGTGCGGCCCCCGCGGCGGCCCGCGCGGCGTCCCGCGCGGCGGCCCGCGCGGCGCCCCCCACGGCGTCCCCCGCGGCGCCCCCCACGGCGTCCCCCGCGGCGGCCCGCGCGGCGGCCCCCACGGCGTCCCCCGCGGCGGCCCGCGCGGCGGCCCCCGCGGCGTCCCACGCGGCGGCCCACGCGGCGCCCCCCACGGCGGCCCCCGCGGCGGCCCCCGCGGCGGCCCCCACGGCGTCCGCGGCCGCACGCGCCTCCTCCAACACCACCAACACCTCCACCGAACCCGCATCCGCACGCCCGGACACCTCACGCAACGCCACCGCGTGCGGCGCCAGCGCCGGCACCAGGTCCA